GACCAATCAAAATTCGCGCATATAGATGGGAAATCTATTACGTATCTATATTTATACGTACTTGGTAAAGTATCAATGCTTTTGTAATAATCAATTAAATACGGATCTCCCTCTGTAGGTTCTACGAGTTCGATACTTGTGACATCTTGGATATTATTAAGTGTTGCTGTAAAATAAACCTCAAAATAAATTGTAGTACCTACCTCTTTTATTTTTCGGGTGTTTACATTAGATATATTACTTGGTTCAAACTGTATCATTCTGGGCGCAAGTCCGCCTACGCTAGGTATTGGTTTATTAGATGTGTTTAAAAAGGGATCCTGTGATGCATTAAACGGATCCAAAGTCAGAGTATTTTCTGAATAATTATATACATAAGAACCACTATACTGTGGATATTTAGTAAATTCAATATATGCCCTATTTCCATCATTGGATGGGGACAGGGAAAATGTAATAACCGAAGGTGATAAGGTTGCAAGAGTTCCTGTGTGTTCAAATATTCCCAAGAAATAATCATTGGATGTAACGGGCGTAGAAACTGGTTTAGAAAGATATAACATGCTGTCATTTCTATGCTCTGTATTTTTAAAGAGCGTAGACAATTTATTCATTTTTATATTTGCTACGCCAACCCTGCTTTCAACTGATATTAATTTAAATTCAAATTTTTGAACCGTTGTAATATTTCTATATGCGTTATTCATATAGTCAGAAAATAACTGCAACAAAATTATCACATCATCTTCTGTTCTCAGAAATTCAGGAATTTGAGAAAGGAAGTCGCGAAACCTATACATTCCGCCATCATTATAAATAATAGGATTTTCAGCCATTAATCGGTACCAACTGTAACTGTTATATTAGACGGGCTAATATTGAACTGTACTATTTCATTTTGATTAGAGTATTCTGATACATTTCCGTCTTCGTCGATAAGTTTATGGGCAACGGACGTAGCCAAAATATTTCTTATTAATTTTACATATTCTAATATGTACGTTTTATAAAACGCTAAAGTATTATCGCTTCCGCTTTCAGCCATATTGGTTATATAATTAGTATCTTTAAACGCAAGCTCTCCTGTGACGAAATACCACCCTCGGATAGCTTCTAGTATAGCAAACGTTTTTTCTGCTGTGCTATATGACCCGTCGCTCCTTTGTGTGGTGTAAATTGTAAATAAAGAATTGTATACCTCATTCATAGCGGTTGACCATACATAACTTGTGAACTTATTTATATCTTCTTCAGTTAGGTCAGTCCTAATAAGCGTATTACCTGAGCTATCTTTACGAGCTATATAAGCGTTATAATACGTTCGTATAGCATCCCGTATAAATGTTTGGGTTCCAATGTTAAATGTCTGAGTGTTATCCTCGCTAAACGACCCTGAGCTGCTTGTGTAGTCATATTCCAAAGTGGCATCAAATCCATTAATTGATAATGTATTTTGATTTATAATCTGAGCAGTTGATTCTCCCATCCATTCTAAAGTGTTCAGATCAAGTCCTGTGTATTGATTAGTTTTAGTTTTGAAATGGAGATTTAAACCAGCTACTTCAGGCATCTTTTGAACCAATGATTCTACTTTTGACCTAAAGATAGGTGTAGCGAACTCTGTATATTCTTTTAAATAAGAATAAATGGTGTTGATTATTTTGCTTTTTATATCGGTGTATACTCCGCCTCCAAACAAGATTACATCAATATCCATGGTCAATTCATGTACAATAGGATGTACGTATGCATGCTGTCCACTTCCAAGGGTTAAATACCCTCTTCTATTTAATTGGTTTAATATTACATCTAATTCAGAACCAGTAACGATAAAATCTTTTGGTTCCAAATTAGCCGTAAATACTGTATCAGGAACTAATGGTACCGATAATTGGGCTGGTATAATATATTGATTTAAAAAACTATCTATCGACTCAGATTCTGGACTTCCAGTAGACCAATCATCAATACGAATATCATTGGCTTCCATTTTGTCTTTAATCTCATTGATTTTAACATTAAACCGTGAAAAGTCATCCCTACTGGGAAGGTCAGTGTAATCATAATCCCATGTATATGTTAAGCCATTTACTTTATAGCCTTCCGGGTAATACTCAAATGGGGTGGCGATAAAGTAATTACCTCCGCTTTCTTTATATAGATCTTTTAATAACGTAAATCTTACGATGTTTGAGTAACGTATGTCAAATTTACCATTAGGTTTCGTTTTTCTAAGTACACTTTCACCGAAAGCATTCGCGTATTTAATATCAGCGGTTCTACTCAGATATAGAATATAACTATTTCTGTTATGTAGAGAATCGAGAGAATTATATATTTTAGGAGCATTTTTCTGTATTGATTCATTACTTTCTATATTTAATCCATTGCGAATGTCTGTTGTCAAGGCAATACTTAAATCAGATAACGTAATATCACTTCCTGTTCCATCTTCCTGTGTAATTAAGATGTTGGTACCTTCGGCTTCTAACTCTAACCCGGAAACATTTAAAGTGTTCCCTGCTTCTCCGCTAGTAGCGAAATATGTTAAGTCAATTATTCCATAAGGGATGGCAGACACAATTCCGTCGCCAAATTCTAATGTTGTACGCCCGTCATTGGCGGTGATAACTCTTACAGTGTAATTGGTGGTTAAATTTGTAGTAGAACTAGATACAAAATTATCAACATCATTAATATCAGATGGGTTTATTGCTGTATCCTGTAATCCGCGACGAGAAATTTTCCAATATATTTTATCTTCATAACCTTCGACTGTCGATGGATTATCTATTAATGACGCATCACTCGTTACAACGGTGAACCTATCCATTCTCTCGTCCATGGTATCGGGTTCTACATAATTAGGATCGCCATACCCAAACCAATCTGAAAAAGTCGGGTCAGATATAATAAATTCTTGATTCTGAGTACCGTCTGAGAAAAATTGTAATTGTTGGACTGTTCCTTCTGCTAATACAGAACGTCCGCTCGTTGCTGACATTAGACCGCTTTCAAAATTAGGGTCATTTCTATCATATAAAAATTCAAGATCATCAATTGCGGTCAATGTTTTACCAGAAACGCCAAATTGAGTTCCTTTGGATATATTTACTTTCACAGTGGAATATACACCAGTTCTTTTTAGTGCTATACCAAATCCAGCTTTCGCGGGTTGTGGGCGACGGACGCTATACCCTAAACTCCTAGCACCAACATAAATAGCTTGGCTGCTGGTTGCTGTTTCAAGAAAAGAATCTCTGAAAGATGCTTCTATCCATGCAGCGTCTGTGTCACTGTGAGCAGCGAATAACTCCATTAATAACTGACCATACGCTGACTTACCTAAGTCGGCTAATGGGCCAATTTTAGCAGTTGTTATTGCTTGTAGATCCGCTAATATCTGGTCGCGGCTAATTTTTGTATATCTTCTGTCGTTGATTGCCATGGCATATATCTTTTTATTTAATATTAGTTTATAATTATAATTTACTTGTTATCATAAAAAATAAATGGTTTACCCAGTAAACCATAAATATTTGTGCATATAGTTATAAACTATAATAAAAGATACATTTTTAAATATGGCTACAATAACTTTAAGTATAGGATATGACCTTCGCGATACATCAACGCCAATTGCTAACTTTAGTGTTTTGGCTAATGTATCATCCCCTTATTTTGAGGATGTAACAAAAGGAATTGTTGATCGTGGCGTAAAAAAGTCTATAAACGCACCGGATTGGACGTTTCAGCATAATACTGGACTTTCTACATATTTTAAAAGACATAATGGTTTTAGGGATCAAGAGCGATATGCTAGGGTATCCCGTAACTTTGTTTTAAGACAAGGTACATTTGTCAAATATTACGCAACCGGGTATAATCCCGGAAGTGATGAATTATATCATGAAGATAACGCTCGGACTATAGAAAGAGTTTTTGATGTTCCATTTATACTTTCATTTCAACCAGAAAATGAAATATATAACAGATTTGGTATTCAGCACATGGATGAATTTGAATCTCATCTTCATATGTTGCTGTTTTATGAATTAAATTACGCAAGTTTACGCAAACATGCTATTGAACCAGCATGCCCAGAAGATGAACATAATCCTGTATGGAGTCAGAGAGGTTACGAAGCTTTCAGGTATCATGGATATACGTTTGAACAGATTGGGCCAAAAGCTGGGGATAAAATTAAAATGGAAGCGTTTAATACGCTTTATGAAGTTGAGGCTATTAAGGACGCTTCGCCTGAATATCAACATAGGTGGAGAAAATATTGGTGGAAGGTATTTATGAAGGATGCATTTGATACAGGCGAAACAGTTTCTGATGATGTACTTAATGACCCTGAACAACAGGGATTTATTAATGACTTAATCGGCAGGTCAGAAATTGACCCGGTTACTGGAGAACCTATCGGAGATGGATATGAATTTGATGTTTCTGATACCGTTGATGAACTTAAGAAGGATGTATTATTCAGACCGCCTGAAGTAGCGAAAGATGTAGAAGATATATCTGGTGACTCAAATTTTTATTCAAATTTTGATAAATTTGGTCAATGGTAAGGGGAAAATAAATGCGACCATTTTATTACGTTAGAACTCAAGAAAAGGTGGAAATTGCCCTTTTGGACATGTTTAATAACCTTACAGTTAATAAATATGACAATTTGAGCAGAACTAGCATCGTTAAGACCCTTCACGTGCCCATAGTGACCCATTTCGACAAGAATTTCGCTAACTGGTACAGAAACGCCGACCATAAGAAACGCCCTCTACCGTTGCCTATAGGCGGTCTAAGGTACATCGGAAAATCTGAGAATCCTGCAAATAGAACTCAGCCAACATATTGCCGTAGTATTTTTTCTCGCGCAACTGATAGATGGCTACAAGATATACAACCAACTCCGTATTACCTAAATTATGAATTAGAATTTTTAATGGATAATAAGTCCGACTTCGGTCAGATTACTGAAAATATCATTCCTTATTTCAATGTATTCAGAACTTTAAGAATTAGGGAATGGGACTTTGCTCCAGATATCGAAAGAAAGATTCCGGTTTATATAGAAGGTATATCAGACGAATTTGAAGATGAAATAGACGCGGGGCCTAACC